ACAGGTCTTATGGTTCCCGCAGGTTCTACTTCAGTGTATGACCAAATCATGGGTAAAAACGCAAAACGACCTTTCTTACACGTAAGATACCGTGCTTCAGAAGCTGAAGACCGTAGATACAAAACGTGGATTACAGGTTCTGCCGGTGGTGCTCAAACATCTGACTTAGATGCAATGGAGGTTAACTTCTTGTCTGAAAGATGTGTATGTACTTTAGGTGCGAACAACTTCGTATTATTCCGTTTCGGATAATATACAGTTTAAATATTACAGGGGGACATCAGTGTCCCTCTGTATATTTTTTAGTTAAAAATTAAATTAAATTAAATTAAATCATTATTAAAATGGCAACAACACCTACAATAGACAAAGTCTACAGATTAACAATAGGAAGCCCGTTATCATATAGTTTAGCGGCAAGAAATCATCCACGGTTTCCACTTATGTGGTATGATGAAAAAAAGAATGAAAACCGCGCTCTTAGATATGCAATAAATCAAAAGTCTCCATTTGAAGACGAACAAGATGGAAATGCAATCATTGAATCAATTATGTTTGAGGACGGATTTTTAAGCGTTCCAAGAACAAATCCTGCATTACAATCATTTCTACATTATCATCCTTTGAATGGAAGAATCTTCGTTGAAGTAGATGAAGAAAAAGATGCTGCTTATGAAGTAGAAGATTTAGAACTTGAAGTAGATGCATTAGTTGAAGCTAGAAAACTTTCTCTTGAACAATTAGAAACTCTAACAAGAGTTATGTTTGGAAAAGACCCTTCTACAATTTCAACAGCAGAATTAAAAAGAGATATTTTAGTGTTTGCTAAAAATGACCCAAGAGGATTCTTGGCTACATTGAATGACCCTGAATTGCAGTTTCAAGCTAAAATTCGTTTATTCTTTGAAGAGAAGTTATTAGCATTACGCAACAATGATAAAGAGGTTTGGTTTAGTACGCCAACTAACAGAAAGAAAATGGTATCAGTTCCATACGGAGAAGACCCATATGAGATTGCAGGTCATTTCTTATCAAGCGATGAAGGCATAGACTCATTAAAGATGTTAGAGGCTAATCTACCTCAATAATTATCCTTATAATTGAAAATTGGCACAGAATTATTTCTGTGCTTTTTTTTATGTATATTTGTAAAAAGATTTAAAAAATGATAAACGAAGTTAGGAACTCAGTATTATCCATATTAAATAAAAATAATTATGGATATATTTCTCCATCAGATTTTAATTTGTATGCAGTAAATGCACAAATGGAATTATATGAAAATTATTATAGTGACTATAATAAATCAATAAATGCTGAAAACGCAAGAACAGCAGGTACTGATTATGCAGAAATAGAAGGACCTATTGGAGAAACTTTAGAAGGATTTTTAGTTACAAATTATTTAGCTAATATAGGCGGAAATAAATATTCTGTACCTACTCCTACTACGGTTGGAAATTATGCGTATTATATTCTTAAAATACTTTGTCATACAAAAAAATTAACATCAGGAACAAATACTACAGTTACTACAAATTTACTTATAGACTCTACAGCAACATTTTTATCTGATGGTTTATCTGTTGGAGACGTTGTTGTTAATCAAACTACAGGAGCTATAGATACTATTACGCAGATATTTTCAAATACAACATTGGTGTTAAGTGCAAATATATTTATAGCTACAGGGCAGGCTTATAATATTTACTCAAAAGCAGTTAAGGAAGCTGATAAAGTAAGTGTTGGAAAAATAACAACATTAAACGCATCTTCTCTTACAAGTCCTTCTGAATTTTTTCCGGCATATACTTTGGAAGCAGAAAGAATTACTTTATTCCCCGATACCATAGATGCTAAAGGAAAAGTTGAAGCAGTATATTTTAGATACCCCAAACCTCCAAAATGGACTTACATATCATTAATAAGTGGAGAACCTGCATTTGACCAATCACAACCTGATTATCAGGATTTTGAATTACCTGATTCAGATAATTATAAGTTAGTAGCAAAAATATTACAATATTGTGGTATATCTATTCGTGAAACAGAGGTTGCTCAATTTGGTATGGCACAACAAGCAAAAATAGAAAGTTAAATATTAAAATATAAAAAATGGCATATATATCGCAATATGAATATTACGACAATAATGGCAACACACCTGAAGATAAAAATTGGGGGTCTTATCAGTACGTTAGTTTAGATGATGTAGTTAATAATTTTTTATTGATGTATTCAGGGAACCACTCATTAGTAAATAATGTAGAAAAATATAAAATAATTTTTCACGCAAAACGAGCTATACAAGAGCTTAATTACGATGCGTTTAAGGAAATCAAGATATTAGAGTTAAGCGTGGCAGATTCGTTAAGATATGTGCTTCCATCGGACTATGTTAATTGGGTTCGTATTTCTTTATACAAAGATGGTTTATTAAGACCTTTGACTGAAAATATTCAGACTTTATCTTCTAACGCATACCTTCAAGACCAACAAGGGAATATTTTGTTCGACCAACTTGGAAATATATTAAAACCTCAATACTCTGATATTGATTACGATAGATTGACTAAACTTAAAAAAAGTATTTACTTAAACCATGGCAATCAATTTGACGGTATGGAAGGTTGGTGCGATAATGGGAATTGGTATTTCGAAACAAGATTTGGATTAAATACAGAGACAGCTAATTTTAATCCTACTTTTAATATTGATAAAAAAACAGGCGTTATAAACTTTGACTCAAGTATGGCAGGAGAACTTTGTATTCTTGAATATGTTTCAGATGGTATGGAGGGAGGAGATAACTCTTTAATAACAGTAAACAAATTATTTGAGCAATATATTTATGCTGCAATAAAATATGAGATATTGAACTCTAAGTTTAATGTTCAAGAATATGTGGTAGCACGAGCAAAAAAAGATAGAACTGCACTATTAAGAAATGCAAGAATAAGAATTAGTAATATTCATCCGGGAAGACTCTTAATGAATTTAAGAGGTATGGATAAGATAATTAAATAGTATGGCAAATTTCACAAGAAATTTTTTAGCGGGTAGAATGAATAAAATCGTTGACCAACGCCTTCTTCCTGATGGCGAGTATGTTGATGCTATGAATATTAGAATGGGCTCAACTGAAAATGCTGAAGTTGGGGTAATTGAAAATACGAAAGGAAATTTATCATTAACCACATTAACATATCTTAACGGAGTTCCATTAAGTACTAACGCAAGATGTATAGGAGCTATTGCAGATAGTGCAAATGAAACCATTTATTGGTTTGTTCACGATTCTGATTTTAGTGTTGGAGCAACAGGAAAACTTGATTTAATAGTATCTTATAATGTATTGACAGATATATTAACATATCACGTTATCAGTATAGATAATGGAGGTGGTGTAGATACTACGTTAAATTTTAATCCTGCTTATCTTATAACAGGAGTAAATCTTATTGATAATTTAATATTTTTTACTGATGACTATAATGCTCCAAGATATTTAAACATAAATCCAATAGGAAACAGATACCCTAATCCAATCGCTAATATCGACCAAGTTAGTGCTGAGTCTTTACTTGTAATAAAGAGACCGCCAATAGAGTCTCCGACTGTAACGCCAATTATAACAAGTGGTCAAGAGAACTTTTTAGAAACAAGATTTATATGTTTTGCTTATAGATATAAATATGTTGATGGAGAATATTCTGCTACTTCTCAATGGTCAGAACCTGCGTTTATACCTCAACCTTTTGAGTTTAGTAGAAACAGTATGCTAAATGAAGGTATGGTTAATTCTTGTAATGCTGCAATAATTGAATATAATTCAGGAGGTCCTCTTGTAGTTGAGGTAGATTTGTTATTTAAAGAATCAAATAAAAATATAATTAAAATTATTGAAAAACTTAATAAAGTAGATTCTGCTCTTGCAGATAATCAAGTTTATCAATTTTCTTTTAATAATAGTAAAATATTTACAGTATTAAATGAAGCTGAAATTTTAAGACTTTACGATAATGTTCCTCGTTATGCTAAGGCCCAAACAATAATGGGTAATAGATTAATGTATGGAAATTATGTAGAAGGATATGATTTAATTGATAAAAATGGAGTATCTGTTAAGCTTGAATATTTACCACAATTATTATCTGAACAGATAGGACAGGCTTCTATTTCTGATTCTACAGGAAATGGTATTTATAATATAGACCCATCAGCAACAGGAGAGACCATTACTTCTTCTATTGTTACGTTTGATTTGGCAGGATTAGATTTAGTGTCAGGTTCGTCTATAACTATAAATATGACAATAGTACATTCAACTTTTACAGGGGGGCTTCCTTTTCCTGTTGAAACAACTGATTTTATAGATTTAGATTTTATATTTACTTTATCAACAAATTACTCATCTGCATTTGCATTAGCTACAAGTCCTGAATTTCAACAAGCAATTGGTACGATTACTAATATTCAACCTTTGAGTACTGCTTGTGATGGAACAACTTTTACAGACCAATTAAATTGCTTATTACCTAATAATTTAGACGCTTTAATAAAATACGGAAGTGGTATAAATGCTATATTACAACCTATTAAAATAATATCAACTCCTGCGAGTACTATAATTGGATTACAACTTACTGCTATGGAGTATGTTAACTCTGTAACAACTCCTACTCAAAGAGTTTACGAATATTATAAATTTACATTTGCAAGCGCTATATTTCAAGAAATATCAAACCCTTCAAGCTTACATAGCAATAGAGGTTACGAGGTTGGTATTGTGTATATGGATGAATTTAATCGTTCTACTACAGCTTTAGTAAGTCTTAATAATACAGTATTTGTACCTTGTGGATTTTCTGCAAGTAAAAATACAATCCAAATAACTATACCCATTACACAAAGAGCACCTTCTTGGGCTAAAAGATATAAGTTCGTAATTAAACCTGACGCAGAAAATTACGAAACAATATACTCAAGTATATTCTTTACTGACCCCGATTCAAATGATGTTTATTTTCTTCTTGAAGGAGATAATATGCGAAAAGTTGAAGATGGAGATAGGTTAATTGTTAAAGCAGATACATCAGGTCCTACTACAAATTGTACATACGCCACGGTTCTTGAAAAAAGTTCTCAAGCTGCTGATTTTATTATTCCAAAAGAAGGAACGGAAGCACTTGCGGGTCTTTATATGAAAATGAATCCAAATTCTTTTAACCTTGTCGTTGACCCAAATGCAATTGTAGCTCCGGGAATGATTTCTGCTTTTACAGGTATTTCAGACCGAACCAATTGTGCGGTAATACAATACCCTATGAATCTTACTGACCCTGACCCTGATAATCCGGGTATGTATGTCGATTATACCGTTCCTTCAGGTAGCAGAATAAAAATTTACGCAAAAGGAAATCGAACAGGTAGTAGTAGTACTAACTGTAAATGTTTTGGAACTTTATGGGAAGCAACTTTTACTTCATCAAGAGATTACGATAATATGTATGATTGGTTTAACGGAGATAATATAGCGGCTACATTAGATAATCCTAATATTACAATTTGCGGAGACGCAACACTTGAATTTCAAACAGGATTCGGAAGCACTACTTGTAACATTAGTGTGCAAAAGTTAAGATTTGATAGAGATGCTACCACTAATAGACTTTGGCTTAATTATAGTGCTGGATGGGCTTGTTCGGGACCGAGTTCCGATAAAAGAAGATACTTTATAGATATGGAAATTGAAGTATTTAGAGCTATAGATACTATTATATGGGAAACACAACCTTCTGACGCTCTGCCTGATGTCTTCTTTGAAAATAATTTATCATTTGCCATTGATGCCGATGGTAATCACGAAGGAAATATTCAAAACCAAGACATAGTGGGTAATACTCCGGCTATAATAGACACCGGATTCTACAACTGTTATGCCTTTGGAAACGGAGCAGAAAGTTATAAGATACGCGATTCTTTTATTGGTAAATCTTTTAATTTTGGAGAAAGAGTAACTACAGTTGCCGCTCAAGATTATAAGGCTGCTGATAGATTTTCAGATATTACTTATAGTGGTGTGTATAATGGAGAATCAAACATAAATAAATTAAATGAATTTAATTCA